TCCTAGATGCTGGCTATGTCGCCTACACCGAACCCGCCTACGACCCTGCCACTGAGCAGCTCCTATGGGTAGATGGCGCCTATATAATTGAAGCACTCCCTCCCCCAATTCCAACACCACGCTGGGTGGACTTCAGCGCAGCCATCATGGCCATGCCTGCCATCAACGTAATGCTTGGCGCTGTGCTGCAAGCTGCACCTGGCCTGTATGGCGGCCTAGTGGTTGGCCTGCAAAATGCCAGCGAAGGCGATAGCCGCGTGTTTCTCAACTCTTGGCACGCTGCCATTGCAATGATGCTGGTAAGCGAAGAGCTGATCACCACGGTGCAGGGAGTGGCCGGCGAGTACGACCTGCCAGAAGCGTTCATCGGGGCGCTGGCGGCAGCTGCGTAGGGGCAGCCACCTGGCTTCCGGGCCGTCAGCCGTTAGCCTTGCTCAGAGCATTGCACCTATGCAGCTGTGGCTGAGCCGTACACCGCGATCCTGGCCGCGCTTGCAGGGGTGCTCTTTGGTGGCACCAGCAACTGGATCGCTAACATCCGCCGCCGTGACGATGCAGCCACCGTCGCGCTAATCGAGCTGTCAGCGTCGGTCAAACACATCGACAAGACCCTGCAGCGCTTCGAGAGCGCATTTGAGAGCGTCAATACGACCCTTCACCGCCACGACCACCGGATCAACCGTCTAGAAGCAGGCAAGGTCGGCGGGGATACAGCAGGCATGGATAGTTGAGCAGGGGCCGCTAGGTTTAGGACACACCTGCAACAGCCCCATGGAGTTCTTATCGCATCCAGCGTTTTGGATCGTGCTGGCGGCAGTGTCCGAGTTAGTCGGGCTGTCCTCGCTAAAAAGCAATTCGGTCGTGCAGCTGATCCTGCAAGCGCTCTACGCCATCAAGCCGGGAAAGGGCTGAGGCCGAACATCGGCCCGGCCACGCTGACTCTGTTCAGCACCAGGCCCCGTGACGCAGAAGCCAAGCAGCTCATTGCCGAGGCCAGAACCATTGCGTCCATCGACAAGCAGGTGGACGCCTTTCATGCTGCTCAGCCAAAGGCTCCTGATCCAGTGATCATCGAGCACCCGATTGATGACGCACGGCAAACCGGCGAGCGCAGGTTGCTGGGTGGGCCCATGGAGATCAAGTCTCCGTGGAGTGATCTCAACCGCAAGTGAGACACCAGCCGCCGGAGCCACCCGGCATCCACCTGGGATTCCAGTTTTTGCGGCTGTAAATCAACCCAGCACCCTTGGTGTTGCTGCTGTAACCGCCCTGGACCAGCAGGGCCTCGCCATTGGGGTCGTTGTGGATCCAGGCCACGGCGGTGTAGCCGATCACCACCGACCAATGGCCGCCACCGCTAGGAGCCCCTACAGGGCCCTTGTGGAGCCAGCCAACAGCCACGGGCCTGCCAGCGTCTATCTCCCGCTCCAGGGCCCCTGGGGTGCCACTGGTGTGGAAGTTGGCCTTGAGCCCCAGGGACCGCAATGCAGCCAGCTGCGCTTCTGCTGATGTGGTGTCGCCGTATTTGGCGCGGATCAGGTTGTAGGCATCGTCATTGGCGACCTTGCCCCAGTACATGGCGAGCATTGCGCAGGAGCTGGAGAAGCACTCGCGGTAGCCGGTACCGCTCTTGTTATCGAGCTGGCTCTGCCACTTCACAGTCAGCGGGTTGCGCAGGAGCACCGGCAGCTTGAGGGGCCGCTGCTGGTCCATGAGATTGATCAGCCGCTCGCTGTAGGCCGGCAAGGTGGCGTAGCCCTGGCGCTGCAGTTCCTTGGCAGCCTCATTGCGGTTCGCCGCATGGTTGACGCCTTTGTGGGTTTTCCAGTCCAGGTACCAGCGTTCCACCAGGTACTTCACCGCTGCGTCGAGCGAGGCAAAGTCAAGGAACGAGGCCATGATCGTGATTGTCTGGCCGTCCACAACCTCCTGGGTCTCCTTGACGGTGCCCGGGCCTTTCAATCCAAAGGGGTTATTGCGGCCGCTCATGTGCTTGCCAGAACCGCTTTCCAGCCGCCACTGGGCAGCAACAAGTTCTGGGTAGCGGCAGCGGTACTTTCGGGCTGCTGCTTCAATTCCAGCCCAGCTGTTCTCAATGTCGCCAGCACCGCGCCAATCGCTCACCCAGTCGGCGTTCTCGGCAAGCAACAACGGGTCAGCCTGCTTGATGTGCTGACCGAGCTTGATGATGCTTTTCTTCTGGTGCTCCAGGCCCTTGTAGTTGTCCCAGAACTGGAGCCAGCGCTCGTCACTGAACTGGACTTGCTGGATCATGGGAGTGAATACTCTGCACCTGTGTAACTGTGGCTGATCTCCGCGACAAGCTCGAACAGCTCCATGAGGACGTGGTTGAAGTGCTCAGCGACCGGCTCAAGGCCGGTGAGGTGTGCAACGACGACCTCAAAATGGCGATGCAGCTGCTGAAGCAGAACGCCATCTCAGCTGCCGCCATGCCTGACACGCCCGCAAGCGACCTAGCGCGAATGACAGGCAAGCTCAACTTCTCCACCCTGGAGGAAAAGACCAAGGTGGTGCCGCTGCGCCGGGAGGAGCGCCTCAGCGCCTGACGCCCCCGTAGGCCTGGTTGCGGACCTTGGGGCGATAGCCCATGGCCAGCGTGTCGATCTGACTGCCGGTCTCGTCAAACCAGGCATCACGGATTGCATCGTCGATCTCCTCCTGCCGGGAAGCCTTGGCACGCTCCTGGTCCTGGGCGGCGGCCTCGACGAAGTAAGCGCAGCCCAGGCTGAGCGCATCAACCCGGTCATCGAACTGCAGCGCCCCGCGCTCGATCGTGATCCGGCTCATCTGGTACAGCAGCGAGCGGGGGTGACCAGTCTCCGGGTCGCGTTCAGCGCCAGCCCAGTCGCTTTGGATCAACTCGGTGTTGAAGATCAGCCGGTGCTGCTGCACCAGTGGCGCCAGGGTGTCAACAATGCGGCGCTCCTTCTGACCACTGACACGGCGCTCCTGGACACCGCAGGGATGCAGTTTCTGCATAACCGGCTGCAGCAGGGCGGTGAACATGCCGTCACCGAGGTTGCTTTCTGCCACCACGTCAGAGACATTCCAGCGCTTGGCACGTTCAGCCAGCAACCTGAGCACCTCCGGCTCGTAGCCGCGGGTGGTGCCGCCGCTCTCCAGCACAAACAGGTTGCCGTTGAGCTCAGCAATCACAGCCCAGGCCAGCTCGTCACTGCCGCGGCCGGAGGGGTCAATCGCCAGGATGCACCGCCAGGTTTCATCTGCTGGCACCCAGCCCTGCACAACAGCAGGGGAGTGGTAGAAGCGATCAGCGCCCATGCCGACGCACTGCAGGCTCTGGATGCGGTGTTCGCTGCTGGCGGACCAGGCCACCACCTCCGGCAGTGCCTTGCCGTCAAGCGGCATGACGATCAAATCGCCCAGCCGAATTGGGAACTTATCAAGGGTGGACAGCCGGCAGTTGAGCATGAACTGCAGCTGCCAGCTGATCTTGGTGCTGCCCATCTCACGACGCAGCAACTCCTCCTCGCCAAAGCGCTCCGGGTCAGTGGGGCGCCCGGCCAGCTCAGGGCGCTCGTCAAGCTCCTCAACCATGAACGGATCAAGGAAGCCCTCATACGCATCCCACTGCTCTGGGTTGGTGGGGTCGGGGTAACGGCACGGCCACAGCCGAATCTTGTAGCCGCGTTCCCGCACCAACCGCCAGTACATGGAGGTTTCCAGGTGCGGTGTGCCCAGGTACGCAATCACCCGGGGCAGGATCTGCTCCTCGCTATCGGGCTTGAGGATGGCCTCGAGCTCGGTGGTGGCTGTCCAGAGCCGCTCCTGCTTCAGGGGTGTGATCGAGTTGTTGAGCGTCTCGATGTCATCGGGGTAGATGGCCGTGGCCCGCTTACCAGTCAGCGATGGCGAGAGGATCCCCACAGCCCGGACACTTGGGCTCTGGTCCACCACTGACGGCCCCACGTCAAACGCTTTGGTGGAGCTGCGGCCATCAGCACGGGGCTCCAGGCAGCGAAGGATGTCGATGTCACGGATGCACCGCGCCATGAAGGTGGTGATCTCCATTGCCTTCTCAGCAGTGGAGCCAGGAATCAGGATCTTTTCGTTGAATGGATCAATGCGCAGCCGATGCAGCGCACGGAACGCGGTGATCGTGCTTTTGGCCACGCCACGGAAGCCAACCGTGATTGAGCGGTTGGGGCCGGTTTCCAGCCAGTCGCAGATGCGCAGCTGCTGCTTGGTGGGCTCCTCCGCCAGGTTGAGCTCCCTGAGCACGTAACAGGCGAAGTACGCAAACCGGCCAGCACCCAGCTCCGGTGGCATCGGAACCCAGCTCAAAGGGAAACCCCTCCCGCCGATAAGGCAGAAGGGGTTTCACCAACCACCAACCAGGATGAGCCGGTCGGATCACGACGGAACCACCCGTCCATGACGAGCACAGCCTAAAGCTCCG